ACCTTCGCTAAATTTGCCGCTTCTATAGCGTCTAATTTTTCAATGATTTTTTCCATGATTTATCCTTTTAAACGATTGTTAAGATGTTTAAGAAGTTCTCTTTGCTCAAAAGCTTTAAGCAATTCTGCTTCTTGATTTACCACCGCATCAGCATCACTCTGAATAGGTGCTTTTTCAACTTTAATTTCAGGCTCATCACGAGTTGCTAAAATTTGTTTGAAAATTGAAGATGCGGTGGTCGCATCTTTTCTTGAAAGTTTTGCATCACGCAATGCTTTCTCGATAAGTTTTAAGTCTAAAGAACCATCGGCTCTAAAGCACTCTAATTTCGAGATTTCAGCATTTAAATTATTTGGTTGCATAACAATTGACACTTCTCTTAATCCGCCTTTAGTAATTTGGAAATAAGCTTCATCCATATCATCATCGTCTGCTAAAACATTGCCTTCTTTATCTGTCATACAGTATTCGTCTGCATAAGCGCCTACAGAAACACCGCCAACAAGGTTTGGGCTTTCTTTCATAATAGTATATAAGTCTTTACCCATGCTTGTATTGACAAACATTTTACCTTTTGCATGCATGCCTTCATCATCCATCATAAATTCATACCATTCACCAACTGGCATAGACATATCGTTATGTTGAAAATACATTGGCAAAGGTTTTTCTGATTTCATAAATTCATCCATCCAATCAGCAAACCCTTCAGCTTTATAATTGAACTTACGGCCATCAGCACCTTCTCTTGGGCCAAAAGTTGTTACTGTTGCTTCAATCACACCGCTATAATCGGAAGCTTCATCGGCTTTAACACCTAATTCAACTTTTGATTCAAAAAAATACTTTTCAAAATTTAGTTTATTAATCATTGATTGGAACTCCCTTATTTTTCATTCCGTTAGTTTCAACAGGTTTAGGTTTTCTCTTTTTAGCCTGTTGCGTTAATTTGTCGAGTAGCTCTTTTAATGTCATTAGGCTTTTCCTGCCTGACCTGTTTTGCCAACGCTAGAAGTGTTGCCACCGCCACCCGTATCTTGCGGTGAAGTGCCACTAATAGGCCTAGCTTGTTTTGATGTATCTTTTAATTCGTCTGCGCCTTCAAAGTTTTCTTTGCCAAGATATTCTCGCGCTTCATTAGGTGTGATTATACCATTATTCACACCTGCTACGGCATAATTCATTTGATCTAGCGGTGCGCCTTTTAAAAAGTTTTCAGTTTGGAATTCAATACAGAGGTTTGGGTAGCCATTTAGTAAAGATGACTTAAACTTTTGCTGAATATTAACAATCATTGGATACATTGTTGATTTATAAAATTCATCAAGCATAGTTTGAGTATTATTATATTTACTTTCGCCAATACCTAGCATAGATGGCGGAACGCCAAATAAACCACAGATACGCTTCATAGTTTGTTCTTTTAATGCGCGTGCATCAGCATCTTGAAGTGTTAGCATATTTAATGGCATATACTTCATGCCGTTATCTAACAACATACCTTGACCTGGTTTAGATAAGTCGGTTGATTTAGAACCTGTTAGAGAAGTCCATGCTTCTTTTAATCTTGCGGCTATTTCTTTAAATTTAGCATCAGGAATAACTTGGTCTGTAACAAACATGCCGCTTGGTTTAGCACCATTAAGCATAATAAAGTTTGAATAGAGGTCAATATCTTGATCAAGCGATACAAGTTCGGTGGCTAAAATGCCTTTATTAAAACCAGCCGAACCTTGCCAAGCCATTTCACTTGCATGAATAACTTGGAAATAATCTAATGGCTCATCCTTATTAAATCCGTAAGTGCTAGTCGATAACCTATATGTAGGATACCGCGTAGGCGTGATTTGAGCGGTTATTAAGGTGGAATCCAAAAGATACATTTCCATTGGGGTTAGCGTAGAGTTAGTTTGCTCTTTGCGCCATAAAGCGGTGAATGTTTCGCCCGAGAGGTCATACCACATAGACCATTGATACCAAAACTCGTATGCAGATTGATAGTTATTAGGATTGTTTAATAAATAATAGACTGCTTTTGCTTTAGCTTTATCTCTAGCTGAAACATTAGGATCAGTAACCGCATCAACTAGCTTACCATTTTCATCATAAGCCATGATCTTAATAGGTAGTTGAGCTAATGCGCGAGCTTTAGCATTTACGCAAGCCATAACAGTTGAGTTGCGTGATAGCATAGACATATCGACTACGCGACCAGCCGCATTCACAGAACTTGTAGTTACATATAATAATTGATTATTTGATTGATTTTTTTGACCTTGAACATTGCGTAAGATGTTGTTTCCTAACGCAGTTTGGCCAAATAATGTATTACTTTCTGATGCGTTTTTGTTTGATTTTCTTTTGAAAATATCTGTTATAGCCATATTTTTCCTTTATAAGCTTCTAAAGCCAAACGCACTAGAAACAAATGGGTTATCCAATGAGCAATGCATAGCGATAATAAGCGCTATTATACCATCAACCTTTGCTGATTTATCAGCTTCATTCTTGCGAATCTTAATATTGCCATTCACATCTTCATAAACTTCGCAATTACCTAATTGCCATCCTACAAACGGATTACCACTATGTTTAATTTGATGTTGCATAATTAATTTTTCAGTATGCTTGGATGGATTATTTAAAACGGCCATACCCTGTCCAACTTTTTTGACGGGAATACTGTAATCATACAATCTTGCTACTAAAGAAGCGGCATTATAAGCATCATACCCTACTTCCTTAACATTATAAAGCGTTGCTTGTTGTTTTATGTATTCAGATATTTCTCGATCATCCATAACATTGCCTTCAGTAATCTTTAAAATACCTGATCGAACTGCTTGATCAAAGATTGGTCGATAATGAGTTGGAATTAATTCTAAACCTTCTTCGGGTAAAAAGAATTGAAAGTGTGCATAGTAATCTTCTTCCGAATATCTTTTTAATACACATACTGCATTTAAGTCGCGAGTGGCCGCCAAGTCAAAACCAACAAAGACTGCTTCAGGATCAGGCTTATCTTCACCAATAGAATCATCCCAATATTGCCGATCAATCCATGCGGTGTTAGCGCTTACATAAATGTTAAGTGTCTTACATAAGAATTCATTAAGTGCCGCAGGTTTTAATTTAGCTTGTTCGCATCGTTCTTTAATTGCATCTTGATAAACAGATATGCCATGCATAGGGTTTGCTTTAGCCCAAGTCTTTTCATCTCGCCAATCGTCTGCGGGATCAAGTCCATAAAGAAGGCCAAACCATTTAGGATTATCAGGTGCTTCGCCATGAAGCATAGCTTCAAAAGCCATTAAGTCCTCATAGAATTTAGTTTCTTTAGTAAACGATGCGGTAGTGATATAAATCCTTAACGGATTCTTTCGGGCCACCATACCTGAATGGATAACTTCAATAGAGTTACGATCAACAATCTGTGCGGCTTCATCTATGATAGCGCATGATGCATTCTTACCATCGCCTGATTTTTTATTGTCGCGAGAGAGTGCTTTAAATACAGTTTGAGCATCATTGGTTTTTCCAATCTCATATTTAGAAACTCGATAGCAAGCTTTCAATTCTTCAGGCATAGATTCAATCATAGAACGAGCGGCATCAAAAACAATCATTGCTTGATCTCGATTGGTTGCTAAAGTAAATACCTCTGCGCCAGCTTCGTTAAATAATAATTCGTATAAGCCAATGATTGCAGTTAGTGTGGACTTACCTGCTTTTCTAGGAATATAAACAATGACATCAGTTGTCATTCTTTTATCGTGATCTTTTTTGTGGCGGAATCCATAGATGCCACATATAAGCATTATTTGGAAAGGTTGCAGTTCTATTTGTTGGCCAGCATCAGGGCCTTTAGTATGTTTAAGAACGGAAACAAAATTTAAAACATGATCGACATATTCAGGGATAAATTCAAACTCCCATTGCTTATCTTCCATAAAGTTTAGAAAGCGCTGGCAAGCAAGCTGAATATTTTTGCAAACTTCTATATTGCCTTTAACAACATCGTTGGCATATTTAATGCCTATCTTATAATCCATTATTTTTTAACTTGTGGCCCTTGTAGTAATCTTCCAATCATTGAATTAGTATTTAGATTAGTGCTTGTTTTATTTAATCTTCCTTTTGGTGTTAATCCTAATTCATTCATTAAAACAACAATTAATTTTAGAGATTCTTTGCGAATAGAAACATAAGGCGATGGCCCAATAGTTTTTCCGTCATTAAAGCTTGTTACTAAACCTTCAACGGCAATATGGCGATTGC